CAGACGGTCCGATTTACTCTGGCAGGAAGTAATAGCCGTAGACCTCTGTACAGAGTTATATGTCAGTGTCTCATAGACATTGACACGCAGCCTATACAGTGTATCTTTCAAATCATCCGAATCAGGATCAATAACCGGTAGGAATGTCCCACGGATATAATCCTTCTTAGTCCTCAGGATAGCCTTATCCCTTGCCAACGGCAGTCCGTAGATAGTCTCTTCGCTTGCCATATGGTTCGGAAGTGCTTTTGCAAGCCAGTGAGTAATTGTAAACTCACAAACTTTTCCAGTATAGAGAACATCACGTTTCTTGTAGCAATGACCTTCTTTAACGACATTGTATCCATATACACCACGCAGACGAGATGCAACGTTTACAAGACGGGAAGTCGTTCTGACAAGACCGCAATCAATGTAAGTCATCAGGTCATACTCACGCATATTCGCAAGAGCCGCCATCTGCTTCTTGACAGGGAGGTCATATCCAGCATCCAGATTGAAGTTTGCAGGGGAAGAGAACCTCGACTTGATATAAGGGTCAATCTCACCAGCATAAGCCTTAACCAGAAGTTCAGACTTCGCCGTTGTAATCTCCTCAGTAGTCATGTCATCCCAACCATCATTACCACATTTCATGGTAAATCCATCCAGTGAGAACAGATTCAGATAGTCATCTCTCGTAGTATCCTGCTCCAGACCTTCAACGGTCAAGCCTTCCAGCGTAAGTCCGGTAAGAATATCCATAGTCCACGGAGTGAACTCAGAACCCGGCTTTACAAGGCTATTGTACATCTCGCATATAGCTTCGTATGTCTCGATGTAAACCTTAGAATTGATTCTAAGAGAACCGGTCTCAAGATCGTTGATAACGTCTTCCAGATAAACTGAAGGACCATAATCAACACTCTTGTCGAAGCCATCAGGATCAAATGTACCGGTTCCGATTTCCCTTTTCACCAGTCCTTCGTCACCCGGCTCCATAACCGTAATTGTGTATTCATGTCTCTCCGGAAGTTCATAGCCAAGCCAGTTTCCGTAGAGATAATCACTCAGTCCATTGCCATTAATGTACTCAGTGATGTTAGCAAACTGAAGGTGAATGCTATCACCATATTTGCCACGTCCCTGTGCATAGTACAGCATGAACGGCATATTGTAGAAGCCATTCTCATCAGGATCAATTTCCATCAGAGACAGAGCGGCTTCCTGAAGGGCATCAATCGTATGAGCACCTTCGATGTATTTCGGATAGAAAGAGTACACGAGTTTGTACTGAGTAGTCTCTTCCTCAGTCTCGCCACTTTCGTCTCCTGTTTCGTCTCCACCAGTGGTATCTTCACCGTCAACAATAGTTCCAGGGGTATCCCCACTATCATCAACATAGGTACCGTTTTTAATGGCAGTAAGTTTATCGGCAAGTTCCTCTTTGGAACTCCACGTAACTTTCGTAAGGTAGCCTTCATCGATATTGATCTGAACCTCTTCACGAGAAGAGAATAACAGACTGGTATCTTCGAAAAGCTCGTCCGGATTCTCGCCCTTTACAGCCCTGAAGTCATTATCGCCTTCAAAGATGTAGATGATATCATCATCCTTATCATAGTATCCGGTCGTTGTAGTAGTTTCATCGGTTTCATCAGGATTTTCAATAGTAGGAACAGAGCTTGACTCGTCTCCACTTGTAGATCCGGATGTATCGCCGTTGGTAGTATCTGTAGATGTATTATCATCGCCCGCAGTAACGGCCTCGACTTTAAATCTAACCATGACGACGATATTGGAGTATGTTGCGGTTTCCGGTCTGAGATTCATGACATACATGCCGCAATTCCCTGTCGCCAGAGCATTGTCAACATTATATGCTGCTTGACCCAGAAGCTTGTAATTCGGTTTACCGCATTCACGTAGATAAGCGGTCCGGTTCGCCATATACAACAAGGTATTGTCACGGCCCCCCGTGAAGAACCCGACCTGCATTCCGTTAAAACTTTTACGAGTCTCGACAACTTCTTCTTCCTGGAACTCAGTATTGTCGTAGATCTGTATGGTAATATACGGATGCTGGTAATTTGTTGTACCAGTACTCATGGTCTTTACCTCCTATTTTAATTTTTCATTTTGTGAACGCACTGACTGGGATATGTGCATTTATATGGTTGTGGGACAGTAGAACGAGACGATTTGAAAGATTTATAATAATAAAACCATTTAATTTTAGATTAAATAAAAGAGAATAAGTGGTACGAAAACCATGTCCGTACCACTTATTCTCATAATTTTAGCAAATCCTCGATAGGGGAAATCTTCTGTTCCCTTTCCTCTTTTGTCATAGAAAGTGCAATGTCGACTGTAAAATTAAAGTCTTCGAATGATAGACCACCTAATACAGAGGATGCACTCATCTCACGAATATTGGCAAACCGATAGCCAATCATTTTTGGTTTCTTCATCTTAGCAATCACTTCGCACCATCTTACATCCATATTATTTGGGTCACGACATAAACTTGCCGTAATAGTAGATAGTGCAGTAACCGGAACATGCAGAGAAATATCATTCATAACCATGTTTTGAATCCAAGACGGAGTCAAAATATCGTATGGGATATTATCATCTAATCGTCCATCCAGATAAGTCTCTGCATATAAAGTTACACTATCCAAATCCCGAATAATTTCATTCTGGAAACATTTATATCCATCTCCAAATGTAAGAACGCAATATGGCTTTACATAAGATTCAGGATATATCAAGATGTTTTTATCACTATCTACATCCTGAGGATAGAAATTAATATAAGATGGTATACGAAGTGTACCTTTTTTAGCCACTTTTCCAGCATCTGCATCCTGAATTGTTTCATACCATCTATATGGAAGTAATCCTAAACAACCGACTGTAGAACCCTCGATTTTACCGATATTTGTATCAATGTATTTTTGTAAAATAAAAACTTGTAATACTCCCTTTGTGAGTACAAAGTTTTGCTTATCTTTTTTAAGAATCTTTGATAAGTTCTCCATAACAATCACCTCACTTTATCTTTTTGTGGATTAAGTGAACGCTACCTTGTATGCATTAATGATGGTATCCATCATACGAATGGTCTCCCTATAGGCAATCTTCTCAAAGAATCCCATATGCCGTTTCACGTTTATTAGCATTTGAATATCATTCGTCAAATTAGATAGCCATGTCTGGAATCCAATGTATGTGCAACGTGTCATGTCAGTAAGCATATGTGTTATGGATTCATTACCATATTCGGCTGTGCCATTTTTAAGTTGGTATAATCTGCCGTCATCCAATTCGTTAGCATACATTCGGGTAGTATATAAATACATGACAGGAATGAATTCTACCCAGCCTTCAATATTAGTATATCTGCGTAAAATGGATTGTATTTCTGGCGGATATGACGTAATGCTATCATCATTGATTTTTTGATACATATATAATGGTCGCGTAATGTTTTCTCTATAATGAGAAAGGTCACTACTATACCCACCATCTGGCTTAATATCAGATATCATTCCGAAATAATCGTTCATTGCTTCAGCCTGTTTCGCATTACTGATAACATAAAATTTTTCATCCTTGAATGTATCAATAAGTTGGACATCCCAGCTATCTAATCGATGATAATAAAACTTAGTATCTGACGTTTTGAAACATAAGCTTGCAAATTTGTAAGGTAACGGATCATCAAGCTGAGTGATAACATCCGGTATATCGTTGATAGTAATACCATCTGTCGGTATCATTGAATTATTGGGTGCCCTTTTATCATCTGTTTTTCCATTGCAGAAATCTTTGACAGATGCCAGATCAGAAAGATAGATATCCAGCATCTTATTGATCATAAACTTGATATCTTCTAATCTCTCTGGTGAACTATTTAACTCCGACTTATATTCATCCATCATCTTATCAAACATCATCTTGCGAATATTTGATTTTTCGATATCTTTCATAATAGCAGTATCCGTATCTTTAATTACTGCGTTAATAATAACGTTCTGATCATTTTTGATTGCTTCAGAACCTTCATTCAAAGCTTTTGAATCCTCTTTATTCATATATTCGGATACGGCTCCGAGTGCCGATTTTCCATTCATAAGTCCTCCTTTACTGGTAAATGGGTTGTAGTCCGAAGACTACAACCCTACCATATGTTATTTTCCTTCAAAGTAGCTCAGGAATTTCTTAATTCCTTCTTTCATAATATCAGCAGTTTTCTCGTCCATCTGATTATTCAAGAGTTGTCCGAGAGTGATGTATAATGCCGAGTGGAAGACTTCATCTTCTTTATTAGGAAGACTCATTCCAAGACTTCGGATAATAAAGAACACAGTGAAACCTTCTAATCCGGTAGGATAATCATCCAACGGAATTACCTTGTATTCTAAGCTATCCTTCGGATCATTGGATAAGAATCCAAATAGATTAAGATTGATCTTTGCCGTTTTGAGTTTTCCCTGATACCGTTTTCCGATATCCTGAATCTTGTTATCATTCCGGAAATCCTTCAGAGCATTATCAATGATTGAAGGTCTCTTTTCAACCAATTCAATCATATTTTCCAATGTATACGCTGATCGGATTGCCTTAGCCTTTTTCAACTCAGCTTTTTTACGTTTATCATCTTCCCGGATAAGGGTCGGCATCTTTTTTGTAACCATATCATCCAACGTATGGTCATCCATGTCCTTGTTGGTTGATGTTACATATTTCCGATAAGCTTCCGCCAGTGCATCCTCATCAGTCGGTTTCTCCGAACGCTCAATCAAAAACTTTACGTACTTATAGAGCGTATTACTGTTCATATTCAGAGCGTTGTTGATATCTGCTGTAAGTTCAGCCGTCGCTTCATCAAGTTTCTTGGTTTCTTCTTCAATCTTTGCCAGATATTCATCATTCTGTTTAAAGTAAAGAAGCATACCCCTCTTGAACTGAAGTTCATCTGATTTATTATTGACGGCTGTCTCCCCGCTGAGTTCCAGAATCTCATGTGTTATCGGATGTTCAAAGAATGATTCAATTCGTTCATTTACCTTTTTATCAGTGATTGGTCCTTCCAGATGCTTATTCAATGCATCAAACGAATCCCATTTATCCAAATGATATTGGATAACTTCATCGGGAGTATTGATCGCCCCTTCAACATCTCCCAAGGATACGTTTTTCAGGTTCTGAAATGAATGAGAGGCAATTTCATGCTTCTGGGCTCTTGCATTATTCATATTCTGCTTCATATTGTTAAGCTGGGCTGTAGTTTTGATGAGTTCGGTAGACTTTTCAAAATCGATGGAATCGAAATCAATCTCCTCCGCCTTTTTTGATGAATCTTTAACCTGTACCGGATTTTGATTGTCATCCAGTGAAGTCCCATAACTTTCTGGTTCATCAGGGATCGCATAAGAATCCATCTTAGGTTCATCTCTCATTCTCATACGGTCTTTAATGACCATTGGTTTATCTTCCTGAATCGGAGATGGTGCATTTACAAATTCATCTCTTTCCTTTCCTCCGAAATCATGTATGACCATTGCATTAGAATCCATCATTGTTTCTCCTTTCTAAATGTTTGATAGGTGAGTTCTGATGTCAGAACGTAATGACATGGATATATCATCCGCATAAGACCCAACTTCACCACTTATATACTGCTGATAAAAATCTCCCATCAGCATATCCTGATTGTAGTATGATATGATGTTGGCTATATAATAATCACCATCATCGATCGTATCAAGAAACTCTGTTGCCTCAATTCCTGCTTCAGAAGAAATATACCGGATTACTTCATCCAGATTTGATAGAATCGGCACATTATCTTTCGGTATATTCTTTTTCCGATTGGCTATGGTGGTAATATCACCACTTCTGGCATTGAGTCCCATTTGATTAGCAATGTCTTTTTTGTTACAGTCGATATACTGGATAAAGAAGTTGATTGTATTCCGATGTTTATCCAGAACAAAGAAATGATACAATGTTTCCAGTATATCTAATGAGCCATCAACTGACTCTTCGTTTATGTTGTTATATCCTAAGTTGTACTGGTTTATGATTGCGTGGATAAGTTGATTTGACCAATCAACTATTTCAGAACGAATACCCCTGATAGAATCATCATCCGCATTTTCTTCAATGGCTCTGAACTTTCTGATAACGATTTCTAAGAAATCTCTTGTCGCATTGAAACCGTTTTCTATTTGGTCTCTAATGGATGTTTCCATTATGGGTAGCGACAATGATTCTAATAAGGAATCCGTACTTTGAGAGGCAATTTCCTCTACTGATAAATCTTCAATGTATTGTCCCACGACGCTTACCTCCTTTGATATAATTACTTTTAATGTAACCAAAGTATTTGTTTCTTATGAAAAAACTTACCAACCACGAATTTGTTGTACAATAAAATAATACTCATACAATATAGGAGGGAAATGATATGACATATACTGAAATTACAATCAATACGGAAGACTACAATCAAGTGTATCTTGGTGATGCAACGATTGAGTTTGTCCCATCTTATCGTAACGGAAGTAATAATGGAATGCTCTGTAAAGTCAGTGTATTCGGGAAAGTTGCGTTCTCTGCACCTATCACCAAGGATAAAACTATCTGTATTTGCGGGAATGTTACCGGAAAAACCCAGAAAGTATATGTTAAAGTTAAGGGAAGTCTTAATTATACTCCGGGAAATTATGGGAAGGTAACATCTACATTCCGTATCGGCATAGATGTAAAAGACCGTGTACGATAACAATGACAATCGAATAATGAAGTAACGGTGGAAATCCAAACCACCGTTACTTCAGTGTCGTTATATCCACCCATCATCATTGTGGGATTTCTTTTTGGTACCAAATGCCGTATATTCCATACTGGATGCCTTACGATTATTTAGGTTTGCCCATTTTTCTCGTAGCATTGATGCTGGGCTATCCGCACTTGGAGACCTATCAACTGTTTGTTTTCCATATTCGGGATCAGCTTGTACCAAATCCTTTACAATAGAGCCCATTTCATTATCAGCAACGGCCCGTAATGTCATACTCTTCTTTTCTTTGTATTTCTCTTCCAATCTGGTACGAACAGTACTTTCGTAGAATTGAGTCATTGTAGGGAATTGAGCACGAATAAGAGGGTTCTTATAAAGCTCTTCTAAGTTCTCAAATTCTTCATCGAGAACCATATCATCTGGTAATTCCCCTTTATGGAATCCATAACGTTCTAACTTTTCACCAAAATAGTATGCGTACATTGCAATACACCACGACATAACACAGTCATCGTGTTTATCAGCCGCAGCTTTAATGATATCATTCTTTATAACCAGATTCTTAATGTCTTCCACTAAGTTTTCTGATCTTAGTATGTCTTTTCGGAATTTTACAGAATCTACCAGTATAGACATCATCATTCTTCTGGTTGTTGTCGTTGTATGAACACCATAATATTTCCGTCTCATCAATTCATCTTTTAAGAATCCTACATTATCGTATTTGTCTCTTGTAAGAAGTGTTTCAGGAGATGCTTCCGAAGAGGCATATATACGACTTTTAATCCAAGAATCTTTAAAGAAATCTATGAGTGTAATACCATTACGGTTACTTTCAACACAGATAATTGCTTTTGGTATCCATTTTGTAAGCATATATTCCAACAATTCTCGACACCCTTGTGGAGACATATATTCGTTCTTAAACTCAATAACAGTTTTAAACGTATATGGATCTATAACGGTCATTGCGTAATTATCAGAGCCAGTACCATCGGATGGGTCAAGTCCCAAGAAGTAAATTCTATTTTTTCTTATCTCTTCTTGAGGTACGTAGAATTTAATCTCATACATTCCGCCTTTTCCGAACTTAACAACTTCAACTGGTTTCTGTTGATTTTCATCAAGTTCAGTGATATCTTCTTCACTAAACGGTGACATATTGTTACCGGAGAACCTTTGAAGTAAGATTTCCCTACGAATCTTTGGAATGTTATTACCAACCGTAGAGCAAGCTCTTACAAACCAAGCTTCCCCAAGTCCCAATTGTTTGTAATTATATTCGATGTAAACAACTCGATAGTTTGTCTTCTTGACGATATACTTTTTAAACTCTAAAGGATGTACATCGTAATATTTTTCACTCCAGACGACAGAATCTTCTACGATTTTTAGTGCAGAACCGCACTTCTTTTCGTTTGATAAGTCTCCCGGAGTAGTAGCAAACATCCGACATGAATGCATCCCATTCATTAGAGCGTTATATGAAGCTGTATTGAATGCCATACCTGAGACCTGTACAGTAGTTTCAATACAAGTGGTGAATTCTGCTTCATCAAAGAACTCAAAGTTATGAGTATCGCCACGACCAAGTTCGTCAGCAGTTTCTTCTGATATGGCACAATGCATAACATCCGCAGTATTTCTGGTTACAGGTTCTGCGTATTTCGTAATGTTATTTGTTTTCTTAACAAGTCTACCAGAGTTATCATATGTTTTGGAACCCATATTAGCCATATATTTAGGGAGTAGACCAATATAAGTTACCATTCTCTTTAAGTTGGCTTTACTATTCTTTTCTTTATTGGCATAAAAAGCAAATCCACCATTGGTGATACCGAACTTAAATGCCCAAGATAAGAAAGCACATAACCCAACCGATTTTCCAGTCTGTCGAGGTTTGATTAAATAGAAATTGATATCATTAATGAAACAATATGCTGCTGCAAGTGTCGCTCTATCTAATTCAAATTGTACAACACCCGCACCCTGTTGGGGTATTCTTACAACCTCTCTTAAATAATAGAAGAAGTTCAATTGACATTCTTCTATGACCATCATTGCAACCTGAGGAGAGATATTCGGGTCGTGTGGATCTACTCCCTTTAGTTTGGGATTCAATAATAATAAAAAGAATTCATTATTCCGAATCCCAAGCATCTTTAATTGCTCATGTACCTTTAAGAATGACTTATTCTTTGTTTCATGATCATAGATGGGACGCATTGCCCTATATCCGTTAAAATATGCCGGATTTGATACATCAGGGGAAATCGTTTGATGTATAGTATTACTTGATGGTGACTCATTTTTTGTGTCACCATCAAGTATTCTTTTCACAGCATTATCATCCAGAACAGGAGAATCTTCAATATCTGTATTTACTACTTGTATATCTGGATTATCTGCGTTTATTTGGCTCATTCGTACCTTCTGTATCATATCAGAAAGTGTCATTTGTTTTGGTTGATATGTTACTTGTACTTGCTCCTCTGATGTTTGTCGGGGTTCTTCATTACCGGCAGTTCTAAACTTAGGTCGAAGTTTTGATATGGGAGCGTATACCAATTATATCACCCCTCATATCCTGCTGGATATTTTACGTAAATGCCGTATTTATCCCCGATATTATCGACATTCTTTGACAAAATCTCTTTTCTCATTTCATTAAGTCTATCCAACCTGTCATCTTTAGGCAGATTCAGAACTCTACCCTTTGCTGCTTTAATCTGTTTTGTTTCCTCCTCTTTGATGGCATCAATGCAGTCATAGACTTTATGTATGAAATACATTTTATCTTCTGGTGTCTTGATATCATCAATCTGAACCTGAAGTACATCAAGGTCTCGTGATGTTACTTTCATTGCTTCAGTTATAGCAGATTCAGCCGCTTTCTTCTGCTGGTCATATTCCCTATTATATGCGTTTTCCATAAGGGACTTTGATGTCGAGGTTGTATACTTATCATCACCAGGGTCGTATCCAGTAAGGTTACGTCCAACGAAAGTCATAAGTTTCTTCTGGAAATGACTATTTGTCGGATTGTTATATTGAGCCTGAATCTGCCGATTCAACATATCCCTACGATCCCGTAGCATTTCAACAGAATCCCTGGATAACTCAATACCGACTTCCTGCTCTTTGTCGAATGATTTTCCGTCTACAACCATTCGAGAACCTTCAGGAGAAGTAAGCAGATTTTCATTCATATAAGAAACTAATGCGCCCTTATATTCATCAGGTACATAAGCATCCGCAGCCATTTCGCAAGCTTTCTGATCGTGCCTATCTCGAACGACAATAAAGAATTCCAATGTATGAGTAAACATCGGAAGAAGTATCGCCCTAACAATTCGGCTATTAGAAAGCATCATTTTCTCTAACATAGAAAATTCAAGGGACTTCACTTTGTAGTTATTGATAAGTCGAATCGGATTCTCTGTCATAACATGACCGATTTCATGACAAAGAAGTGCTACAAACTGTCGTCCATCCGTTACACATAAACGGTTTCCTTTTGTCAACACCCTTGTATCAATTTCAATATGCCATTCATGAATTTCTGCCCATTTCCGGACAAACTCTGCATTGTTAGACCTTGGATTCGTGAGAATCTTAGTGAGTTCGTCTGACTTTGCATAGAGTTCACTGATATCGGGAGTTATTGACATAACAAATGCTGTTTTCGCATTCTGATTCCATGTAATAGTGACTCTCTTTGAAGGCATCAATGTGTTAGGAATAACCCTTGCAAGAACATTATTTAGGCTCATAGCCATTGCTGGATTATTCTGTTTACTACTCAAAAAATAATTGACTTCATCCTCAATAATCTTGAGTTGAGCCAATTCTGATGTTGAGAATGTACTCATTATAGTATGTCTCCTTTCTTTATTCGTATAACTCAATTCCTAATTCTTTTAATTCTTCCGGACTTAACTGGTCTAATCCTAAACCCGCCAATGCTTCTTTCTGAGTAATTGGTTGATTCGGGTCCCAAGGTTCATATCCAGATTCTATGAGATGCCCGATAAAAGCATCTATGTCACAACCTGCATCTTTGAGTTTTAAGTCATCCCATTTTCCAGATTCAAGTTGTCTCTTTGCATATTCCCGATAAGCTTCTTCATTTGTACTGTAAGGTGTATCCATAAGAAACTCCTTTCTGGCCAATAGTTTATCTTAGAATTGTGTTGAATACGAGCATTCTAAATCAAATTCGTGATGGTGGATTATTCATGAATATATTAAATCTTTATACATAAGATAACCAATAACCATTTACTACTTAGATAAAGCGAAAATGCAGAGATACAGAAGTTAAGGAGCTATCAATTCGTATTACAACTCTACGAAAGATAACCTTATTTCTGCATCTCTGCATTTTTCGTAGCAAGGGGGCGAAAGCCCCCTTCTACCCGTTTTTTGTATATTTCCAAAATTCCGGTTCACAGACTTTTCGCAACTATATTAAATACTTAGATATACAGAATAAATCCAAAGATAATGCAATTAGAAAGGAACATTATCAGATTCTATATATCGAGTCTATAGAAAGGAGTGAACCTTCGGTGAAAAACATTTGGTCAAACTTGGCACTTGCTACAACAGGGAAGCATAATCCAAATTATACAGGTGTCCAAGCGATGAGTGATTTACAGAAGAGACTGCCTGCAAGTACAAGGATTGCTACTCGTAATGTGTCCGCATTACACGTAACCCAAGACTTGCAAGGCAGTCTCATTCTTCTGTAAGTTACCACCGTCAACCAGTGGTGATTGGTAACCGCAGTTTCATGGACGAGTATGATTCACATCGTTCAAATATTGCGGATAATCCCGAACTGTTTGAATCTGACATTAATCAGATAATGGCAGTTCTGGGTTAAATCCCATCATTACGACATACCATCCATTCTAATTCTGCAATTATCAAATTGTTATAATATAAATAATCTATTAGAATATGATGGTATGAGATGGTGCTACAGAAATCGTACCTTGACAACTGAATAAAATAGGGGTGGTCGGTCGCGACTCAACCACCCCCCTTACACTATACACCCTATGATAATTTATAGGGCCGCAGGTATATCCCGCGATTAATAAAATGTTATGTGTAGTTTAAATTATAATGATTAAAACCGTAAAGGGTAACGACGATAGTTACCCTTTACGGTTTATTTTTTTGTACTGTTTAACCGAACATTGCTTACATGTTCTCAGCCGTTACAGCAGAATCATAGTTCTTGATCTTGAGCTGGAACGCGAACGGAACGTAAGGACGTGTGAAGAACGTAGCAACACACATTACGTTCGGGTTGTTCGGCATCTCGCGTACCCTGTGGTCACGATCAAAGTACAGAGCCCTCTTGAAATGTTTCCAAGTAAGGAAGTTCTGCTCGTTGATCGGGAAGCCAAGTCCGCGAATTCCATCCTCTTCCTTGAATTTCAGGGAAGTGATGATACGAAGAGCATTTCCATCCTGAGTCGTAACACCCATGTTGTAGTCGGAACGGATTCCGCCAATGATGTTATCGCCAGCATTGACCTTCCAGTCGAAATTACTTCCGACAAAGAGAGAAGCCACATTCGGATGGCAATATGCTGTAAGTCTGAACGGCTCGTTCTGGCAGGTCCTGCGAGCTTCACGAATAATCGCATTCAGCTCATTGCTGACCTTATCCTGTAAGTACTCAAGCCGCTTCATGTACGGATTATTCTGATCATACGCAACATCCACTGTACGCGTAATGAACACACGACCTTTGAAGTGAATGAACGGATGCTCAGTGACACCACGCCACTTCTCGGTCTCATCCTGAATCGTCTTGACGATAGAAGTATCCTCAAGATTGTTGTAAATCTCTGTCAGGCGGTTAATACCCCAAGCGATGATATCGATGGAAGCAGTCTCGTTGTACAAACGCATATCCTCAACAGTGATAGGCAGATTTGCACGATACCCTTCCGGGATTGGATGCTGCCATGCATCGTATTCATCTCTGAACGACAGATATTCCATGTTATTCTTATTGGACAGATTTCCGCCGAAGCGAACCTGCTTTACAAGACCGTTCATGGAAACAACGCTGACACGAGCGGTATACTCGTCGTAGGTAGCCATCAGGACATCCTCGGCATATCTCTCGATATTACCAGCAGCATCCTTAACAGGGAACCTTACCTTACCGCCAATCTGGTTCTTCGGGCTAATAGCGGTCGTATCCAGATACTTCTCAAGTCCAGAAATCTCAACCATATAGCTCTCGCCCGCAGAGTTCGTAACCATAGCACGAGCGGCATCAATGCAAACATTGATATCCAGTGCGTCGCCGATTTCACGAGCCCCACCAGACTCACCAAGCAGGTCAAGGTCTTCGACCCTACCAGCCTTATCTGTGAACTTATATTTCTTTTCAGAACTTCCTTCACCCTCAGTGAAATCAGGAGTACCAGTGGAAGAAGCCTCAAGCTCCTCAACACCATCCTCCGGATACCAAGTGGAAGTAACCCTCGGTCCCTTAGCGGACTGAAGGATTTCAGCCGTTGCATCGTAATCGTTGTATACATCCGGCTCAAGATGACGCTGTCCATCCTTCGTTACGATGTACTTGAACTGCTCCTTAATACGAATGAAGTGCTGCTTCGGCACGATGTAAGGAAGTAGATCCTTTCCGACAAGCGGAAGATATGTACGAATGATAACAAAAGGTAAGAAAGCATCGTAAGGCGTTAATTCGCCAATACCCCTTTGGTTCGCATTTGCTACACGCATTTCGGTGGTAGAATTCTCCAGAAGTCTCTGGAGGTTTCCTCTATGCAAGTCAGCCATGCCAACTGCTTCGGAGACTTCGTCATCGTCTTCGGTCATGCTCTCAAGGAAAACGCACGCACCTTTTTCGTAACTATTATCACCGAATAACTGCAAGCCATTGGAGTTATCTACTGACTCCATTGCCATCGCAATGGTCGTATCTTCGAAATCTTTACTGTAAAGACTCATCGGGTCCCGAATGGGATCAGCGTAACCGGCTA